TGGGAGATCGACTTAACTTGGACTTCGGGAGGAGAAAGCGATCTTAATAGATTTATGGTATACCGGCAGGATTCAGGCTCCGGTGAATTCATATTGATTAAGTCAACGACAGAATTAAGCTATAACGATGTGCCATTAGATCCTGCCAAGAGCTATTCTTATAAAGTTGAAGCATATGACAAAAGCGGCAATTTTAGCACAAGCGAGATTGTTGAGAATGTCAAACCTTTAAATATTGACACAATTAAGCCGATTGCTGACGCGGGAACCGGTACAATTGGCGCGGTTGGGCATACTATAAGCTTTGACGGAAGTTTGTCAAGAGATAATGACAGCATAGCTTCATATACGTGGGATTTTGGCGACGGCGCTATAGGATCAGGTGTAAAAACCACTCATTCTTACACCGAAGCGGGAACATATAGCGTGACGCTTAAAGTTACTGATCCTTCGGGAAATGTAGACACAGATTCTATAAGTGTAATCATATATCCTTATAATGATATTGGCACAATTAAGGTAACTGTCCTTGACAACTCAACAGGACGACCAATACCCGGAGCTTACGTTTATATCGACTTGCCTAACGACGCGACCCGTCAGTTCACCGCTGATCCCTCCGGCGTTGCCACAATAGTCGCGTTGCCAGGTAACTACAATATCTCCGCATACCAGACTGGTTATATCCCTGCTGAGGTTAATTTAAAGATTGAAAAGGACGTAACAAATTACGGCACAATAAAAATATCTAAAAATGATCTTGTGATCTCGAACATATCCGTTCATCAAATGACCGTTGATGAGATTGCCGATGTAGGCATTGATGTAAACGCGCCGGAAAATCAGTATGTCTATAGCTTTCAAATTCATCTTGAATTTGAACGGATGCCACTTCCTGTTGAATATTTGTACATTAACGGTAATGGCATCGCTTTTGATTATGAATCCGGCAAACCAACGCCTGGGACTCCCGGTTCAATAAACTTCGGCGGCGGTACGGCGACTCCAACAATAATATACTCCGATCATCCCGAAGTGCCGCCGACTATCGCTTATATTGTTGTGCCAGGTTCTGTTTCATGGCTTAAACAGTTTTTTGAAATCGGACTGGTTATGCAGAATATGGCTGACCCACAGTTTGTGATAAGAAATACTACGGTATCACTAAATGTACCCAGCGGGCTTAGTTTCGTTCCCAGTGATTTATCCAGTTCGACTACTGTCAATATTGGCGACTTTGCCGGAGGGGACGCATATGGGCTTGCTTGGGTTCTACGCGGAGATTTAGCTGGTGATTATGATGTGTCAGCCAATTTCACCGGAACCCTTATGCCGTTTAAAGCTCCAATAAATATCAAGTTGAAATCAGAGGGGAAGGTTACCGTCAGCAAAGATTCCGGCCTACATATCTACGCGATGGTTGAATCCGCAGCATATATCGGGGAACCTTATTATGTGCAGTTCGCGCTAGTAAATGAATCTTCAAGACCGATTTACAATGTGCAAACGACTTTCGGCGCTTACACGTTGCCAAACCCCAAAGAAGAAGTGATTGTGATCTACCCGGACGGTTCTAGAGAAAAATACACTTATGGTGGCGGCACAAGTGGCGGTGGCATTTTATTACAGGATGCCATATCACTTGACGTAGGTGATTTAAGCGGCAACACGAACGCCAACTTACCACCTTTGAATCCAGGGGACACGATAAAAGGTACAACCCTCTATCCCGGTCAGACAATATACGGCACCTATATTACGGAAATAAGCGCCGGCGACGACCCTGATGAATACTATTATGTGTTAAGAAATGCTTTCGTAGTAGGATCAGGTGATTATATTCCTATTACTCTCACCAGTATTGGCAGCCATATGTTTAAGTATAAGCTGAAGGTTGTTCCAGGGGTATCTGAGTCCATGTGGGCTGACCCGGTTGACACCGAAAGCGGCTCGCATGTAATAAATTCTGAGGCCCTTGGGGTGCTTGGCGTAACCCAACTTACTTTTGATTTGGAGTATAACTCAGGGCTAATATACCAAGTGGATCAGTTAAAGAAAGCATATGAGCGGACTCCTTTCCCAGCAATCGCGCAGCTTGGGAAAACATCATTGGGTAAAGGGTGGAGCAGTAATTATGACACTTGGCTCACGGATAACTCCGACGGAACAGTGACTGTTTATTGGTCTCCATATAGCTATTCCATATTCTATAAGGGAAGTCCGAATCAAAGAATTATTTACGCGACAAAGGATGATAACGGTAATTTTATAATTTCTAGCGATCAGAACAATGCCGAGGCGACATACTATACAAACGATATGGGTATGTCAAATTATGTTCTCATAAGGCTAGCCGATGGAACCTATGCGCTCACACTCGGTAATAAGAATGGCTTTACATTCGGAAGAGACGGTCAGTTGATCGGAATGAATGATAAATCAGGCAAATCAATAACCATAAGCCATGAGAGCGATCGCCTAATTATAAGCGAACCTGCCTCGGGGCAGACGTTTATAGCGAAATATGACGAGGGTTGGCATATTGCCAGCGTTGAGGACAATATGGGCCGCGTAACTTATTTCCGATATACTGGAGACAACCTTACTTCAATTCAGTACGCAAGCGGGAAAACGGTCGACTACACATATGACAAAAATGGGTATGTCCTTACCGGCACCGACGCAAATGGTACATTCTTTACTGATACATATGATGATCAAGGGCGTGTTATCGCTCAGGATGATGGGGTTTCCACTAATGGCTTAACGAAGTTCAGCTATGATGAGACCAGCGAGTTTTGGCGTACAATCACAACCGTAACTGACAGAAACGGTAACACAAGGAAATACTGGCATAACAGATTTGGACAGCTTGTCAAAGTCGTTGATGAACTCGGAAGGATCACGACATATACATATGACAAAGACGGAAACCAGACTAGTGTTACAGACCCCAATGGCGCTACGACTGTTTATTCTTACGATAGCTTTGGCAATCTTCTTTCTACGATAGATGCTGAAGATAATACTTCTACAATGCAGTATGACGATAATAACAATCTTCTCATGGCTATAAACGCCAACGGTGAGACAATTGTTAACACATATACCGCTAACAACCTTTTGGTTGATACAACAGACCCGCGTGGTGGTAAAACGGTATACACATACACTGAAAATGGTCAGGTCAAAACGGTAATGACTCCTGGGTTGCGAATGTCTTCATTCGCATATCAAAATGGGAATCAAGCGAAAGTTACAGATTACGAAGGCAACTCTTATAGCTTTAATAATGATGCTGTCGGTCGCGTTACGTCAATAACTAACCGTGACGGTGAAACCAGTTTTATCGCTTATGATGAAGGCAATCAAATTACGTCAAAAACTGATGCTGCCGGAGGTGTGGAGAGTTATACTTATGACGCGAGAGGTAACGTGCTCACAAAGACAGATGCCCGAGGAAATGTAACTGCGTTCAAATACGACGGCAACAATAACCTGATTGAGTTGATTGACGCTCGAGGCTATCGCACCACGTATGAATACGACGGCGAAGATCGTCCGATAAAGATAACCGATGCAAAAGGTAATTCCACGTCTTACACATACGACGCCTTCGGCAATTTAACACTGACCACAAGTCCGGATGGCAAATTAACTTTCTATACATATGACGACAACAACAATGTCCTTACCGAAACGACTACTGGCCAAGGAACTAAAAGTTATACATATTATAAAACAAATAAGCTTCATACAATGACTGACGCCTTAGGTAACAAGACCGTCTATGAATACGACAAAGTCTGGCGCTTAACAAAAGTTACTTATCCAAACGGTGGTTCGACAACATATACTTATGATGCCGCCGGGAATATGTTAACAAAAATTGACGCGCTTGGTAACAAGACGACATATACCTACGACGCTGATAGCAATTTAAGTTCTCAAACTGATCCTAATGGCAATACGACTTTCTATGCATATACTCAAAACAATAAGCTAAAAGAAGCTAAAGACGCTCTAGGCAACGTCACAAAGTATTTTTATGACTCTGAAGATCGTTTAACGAAGATTACAAATGCTAAAGGGGATTCAAAATCGTTTGACTATGACCAACTTGGCCGAATAACGTCGATAACTGATGAGCTTGGTAATACCTATTCTATGGAGTACGATGCTGTTGGCAACGTCGTATCTGTTTACGATGCTGAAGGGGTTGCAATCGAGAAGACATACTACAACTCTATTAATCTCCCAACAGACACGGAAGATGCTCTTGGACGTAAAACTCAATCAGTGTATGACGAGGTCGGTAATCTTGTTGAAGTTGTGGATGCGCTCAACCAAAGCTCGAAGATTACGTATGATACAATCGGCCGAATAACAACAGTAACCGACCCGTTGGATGGCGTCAGTAAGCAGTCATTTGATGAAAGTGGTAACCTGAAAGCGATCACCGACCCAAATGGTTGTGAAACATCATTCGGATACGACATCGCTGGAAGACTGGTATCAGAAACAACTGCCATCGGAAGCAGCAAGACTTATGGCTATAACTCCCTTAGCCTTGTAGACACTTACACCAATGGGCGCGGTCAGAAGACGAGTTATAACTACGATGCAGCTGGCCGCCTTAAAAGCTTCACCGATCCAGTTGGAAGCGTCTCATTCGTTTATGACGCTAATGGGAACGTTTTGGCCGTAAATGATGAAAAAGGTACCATAAGCCGGGAGTACGACGCCCTTAACCGCGTTACGAAGTATACTGACGTCAATGGCAATACGATCAAATATTCTTACGATGAACTCGGGAACCTGACCACACTCACTTACCCAGACGGGAAAACCGTGAAATACGTATACAACGCCGCTAGCCTTCTCACTAAAGTTACCGATTGGGAGGGTCGCGTCACCAGCTACGAATATGATAAGGATCAACGGCTTGTGAAGACTGTTCGCCCCAATGGTACGATCCTTAATAACAGTTATGACGCAGCGGGTCAGCTTACGCGAAACTCCGATACCACTTCTGACGGCTCTGTAATCCGCAATGTCAGCTATGAGTACGACGCTAACGGGAACATAGTCTCAGAGAATACTGAGGGCGGTTTAAGTAACTCGATTTCTCCTGTGATGGCCAATGTGAGTATGACCTATGACATTGCGAATCGTATTGCTACATATAATGGTGAGGCCGTAACATACGATACCGATGGCAACATGACATACGGCCCGCTAAACGGTCAAATGGCATACTTCACTTATGATTCACGCAACCGTCTTATAAGCGTTGCCGGCCCAAACATAGGCAAAACTGTCTACGAGTACGATGCTGACAATAACCGTGTGGCCATGACTGTAAACGGAGCAAGGATAGAGTATGTAATAAATCCCAATGCTAACCTTGCAGAGGTGCTGATGTCAATAAGTCCTGACGGAAGCGCCACTTATTATGTTTACGGGCAGGGACTTATTGGCCAGGAAGATAAAAACGGGCAATACCTCGCGTTTCACTTTGACTATAGGGGCAGTACAGTTAATCTTACGGATTCGACCGGTAAGGTAACTGACAGTTTCTTCTATGCGCCATACGGGGAGCTTATAGACCACATCGGTAATACAATAACACCTTTCATCTTTAACGGCCAGTACGGGGTAATGACCGATGCAAACGGTTTATATTATATGCGTGCTAGGTACTATAACCCTGATATCAAGAGATTTATTAACCAGGATGTTGTTCTTGGTAACGTCTCTGACGGGAGGACATTAAACAGGTACGCGTATGTAAACGGAAATCCAGTATCTTTTGTTGATCCATTTGGACTAAGTGCGGATGGCGGAATAGCGTATAATTTTTTCGCTGGCTTTTTCGATTTCTTCAAAGATCAATTTAGTGGATTGATTTCTATGGGTAAAGAAATATGGAATGAATATTTAAACCCTTTCACTATAAAAAGCCCTAAAGACTTACTAAACCGTTTCTTTTTCCCAATCAAGCTAGCAGGTGAAACAATCATCAGCACAGGTAAGTGGGCATGGGATACAAGTAAAGGAATATATCAAGATGTGTCTAATGGCAATTGGAACGACTTGTCATATAGACTTGGAGGATTAGCGGCTGCAGTTGTAGAGGCAGTTATCTTACACAAAGTTGGAGGAGAAATAGGAGGAAAGCTTGCTAGAAAAGAGAGCGAGGTAGTTCCTAAAAGAGGCATTTTGACTAGAGATATTGAATTGGGAAATAAATCAGTAAGTTCTCAACTCGCTAGTCTTCAAAAAACATTTGAAGCTCTTGTTGAGAAACATGTATTACCCGATTTCAGGAAAATTGATCCAAACCTTGAGGCTGGGTACAGGGGTTCCTTTAAAACAGGAAGAGTAGGAAATCCCACTAAACCGACCTTTGGTCAATTAATTGATCTGAATAGTTTTGATATTGACTACTGGATCAAAAGCGATAAACTATACGAGATGTACGGAAATAGTTTAAAAGCACATCCAGAATTCAGAGGAATATTATCAGAAACGCCGGGTTTTGAAGGATTAAGACCTAATAAATCAGGGTTTTCGATAAAATTCTTACCGTATGATTAGATCAATGCAATATGCAGTGAAACTTTTGTTCTTACCATGTAATGCATTGTTCAACTGCAAAAGGAGTTCGCCTACCACCAGAAAAGATCGAATCTAAGCCGTTCAAAAGTTATCATAGTTTTTTCATTGTAATGGCTTATAATAGCCATTTCTCCAGTATTTGAAAAGCTTTTTGCATTGGAGTCAATAACTACACATTTAATTTGTTGTTTGTAAATTTAGAAGGAGGGAATTTATGGCCGATATATTTGGCGCTTTTGCAGAATTCTTGATTCAAACTGATGTGTCTTTACGTACTTTAGGAGAAAAGATTAGTGAGCATTTAGAAATACAAAACCTGAGAATAGAGAATAAGGAGTATGAACCTTATGATGAAATAATTCTTGCCGAAACACTTGGCTTTGAGCTTGAAATTAAACAAGTAAGCGATCCATATTGGCCAATGTTTAACTATACTTTTTCGATGATAACATCTGATTCTTTTCTAGAAATATCAGAGGATCGTATGTTTGATTTGTCATTTTGGATGGCGCGTTATGTTTCACTAGTTTGTAATATTTCAACATTAGTTGTCAATAAGGACAAAAAACAGGGACGAATATTTTATCGTGAGATCGGCTCAAATAAACGATGTAGCAGTACAATGGTAAGCATAAATGCAGATCACTTAACTTAGTGACCAATGTTGTTGTTGCTATTGACTGCTTAGTTTTGGTGCTTATCGGCGGCATTCCCCAGCTGTTACAAGTGGAGACGGTGTTATGGGTGACGACTCTTTTGTAAAGCTTCAAGGAGTTCATGAGAGAAACCCTGAAACCTCCGAAACAAATATTATCCTGAAATTTAGCTGTGGGTTATGAAAATTCATCAGTTCGTTCAAAATGTTTCAGGATAATATTGTTTACACATTATGCCAAAGCGAAACTTAGGGCTTATGTGAAAGCAGACAAATTCAATTGAAGCACCTCCAAACAGGTTGCATTAGAGGTAAACATTAAAGAAATAATGCCACCGCTCGTTGAATTGAGATAAATTTTATTCTGAAACTCTTTCATTGAATCAGCTATTTCGCACAAGTTACGTCCAAATTTCAGGATAATATTTGTTTCGGTCTTTACTTGACACATTCGCATACTTCATCCGGTATCAGGATGAACTGTACCGGATACTGAGTGTCCGGGATTCACAGGGGCGCGGGATGTATGTGGAGGTTTTGGCGGATAAAGACACCGCCGCCAAGAGTTGATTATTATGCGTGATTGATGTGGGTGATGATTATGGCGTCGTTTGAATTCAAGCTACCGGAGGACTTTTTGGAGAAGATCACCAAGCTGGGCGACCAAACCGATGCGATTGTTTCTCGTGTCTTGGATGCCGGGGGCGAAGTCGCGCTTCAAGCTGTCAGATCGAAACTCAATGATTCCATCGGGCGCGGGAATAAGACGAATTCCCGGTCGACCGGCGAGCTTGCCGCTGCGCTGGGTGTTTCCCCAGCCAGGATCGACCGGAACGGCAACGCCAACGTGAAGGTGGGCTTCAAAGAGCCGCGCTCCGGGGGCAAAAGCAACGCCATGATCGCCAACGTGCTCGAATACGGGAAACACGGCCAGCCGCCGCGACCGTTCCTCAAGCCCGCGAAGGCCGCCAGCCGAGCCAGCGTTATCGCGGCGATGGAGCAGAAGCTGGATGAGGAGCTATCGAACCTATGAATATATTGTCAGAGTTAAGCGCGCTTTTGAGTAAATTGGCTCCCGTGGAGACCGGCGTGTTCAGCGGTGAGGCCCCGGACGAATATCTTGTCATTACGCCGCTGACGGACTCCTTCGAACTTTACGGCGACAACCGGCCCGAATTCGAGACCCAGGAGGCGCGGGTGTCCATTTACTCAAAGAGCAGCTACATAGCACTTAAAAACCGCGTCGTTTCCGCGCTTCTGGTTGGTGATTACACGATCACCGACCGCCGGTACATCGGGCGCGAGGACGACACCGGATATTTTCATTACGCGGTTGACACCGCAAAGCTATACCCTGTGGAGGTGGATTAATTGGCTACAATCGGCATGGATATGCTGTATTACGCAAAGATAACCGAGGGAACCAACGGCGAGGAAACCTACGGCCCGCCGATCCGTCTGGCGCGGGCGATTCAGGCGGATCTCACCATTGAATTCGCGGAAGCGACCCTTTTCGCCGATGATGGTGCCGTTTATGTCATCAAAGACTTCAAAACCGGCAAACTGACGCTGGGCGTGGACGACATTGGCGTGACGGCGGCCCAGGACTTGACCGGCGCGTCGGTGGATGATAACGGCGTGCTGGTGTCAACCAGCGAAAGCGACGGAGCGCCTGTTGCCATCGGGTTTAGGGCCTTAAAGCCCAATGGAAGGTACCGTTATTTCTGGCTGTACCGCGTGAAATTCGGCACCCCGGCTACAAACCTACATACAAAGGGCGATACGATCACCTTCCAGACGCCGACCATCGAGGGCGTGGTGATCCGGCGCAGCAAGCCGGACAGTCAGGGGAAGCATCCCTGGAAAGTGGAAGTTACCGAGGGCGACGACGGGGTTTCCGCATCTGTCATTTCAAGCTGGTACACCACGGTTTACGAGCCGGTGTTTGGGGCGGGGCCAGCGAAAAGTCCTGTTGTAACCGCTGATATTGTCAGCGCAGAAGAACCGGCAGACCCGAATGAAACAGAACCTGAAGATTATCCCCCTCCTGTGATCAACGCATTCTTGATTATGTCACGGATGGGTTTGAAATTAACCGTCGATTATATGTTTGATCCTGAGTCCACTAATTTCTACATTCGCCTGGCGGATGTTTATAAACGGTATATCGCTTACTGCACGGAAAACGACATCTATTTTACCAATCTTCCGTACAAAGATTTTCTTGCCGAATTGAAAACGTATGACTTCTACGTCGGCAGTGAAAAAAAGAACTGGCCGGACGGAAATGTCCGCAGTGTCTGGGTAGTGGATTTCAAGAAACTTTTAGAGCAATGTGATGTTACGGGTTTTCTGCCTGTTCCCGATGACACCGCTGATTCCGTCGCCGAGGAGGAAAATTGATGGACGAATTTATCGACGACCGCAGCGCGGTGATTACTATCGGCGGTACCGAGTACAAAATGATCCTGACCACGAAGGCCACCAAAGCCATCGCCGGTCGGTACGGCGGTTTGGAGAACCTCGGCGAAAAGCTGATGAAATCAGAGAATTTCGAGCTTGCTCTGGATGAAATTGTGTGGCTCATTACCCTGCTGGCTAACCAGTCAGTGCTGATTTATAACCTTAGCCATAAGGACGCCCCGAAACCGCTTCTTACCGAGGAAGAAGTGGAACTGCTCACTTCGCCTGCGGAACTGGCCAGCTATAAGGCCGCCATCACGGAAGCGATGTTCAAGGGGACGGCCCGGAACGTGGTCAGCGAAGGTGACGCTTCAAAAAACACACCGGGCGCGTAAATGACGCTGAAATGTTTACGCGCCTGTACTATTTCGCCACAGTGCATCTGTGCATGACGGCAGATGAATTCTGGCTGACCCCAATGGGCCAGTTCCTCGATCTCTGGGTTTGCCACAAGCAGTGGCTGGGGATCGAAAAGCCGCATGTGGAGCGGTCTGTGGACGATATTATACCGATGGACTGCCAGTGATCCGTTTGTGTTTCTTCATGTAATACAGCTTGTCTAAAACTGCGGGAAAGGGGGTGGGTACTTTGGCATCGGATTTCGGGCTTCGGATCGGCATCGACGGGGAGCGGGACTTCAAACAGGCGTTGGCCGACATCAATCAGTCCTTCAAAGTCCTCGGCTCCGAAATGGCATTAGTCACTTCGCAGTTTGACAAGAACGATTCCTCCGTAAAGGCGTTGACATCCCGGAACGAAGTCCTAAACCGTGAGATCGAAGCCCAAAAGGACAAAATATCCACACTACGGTCAGCCCTGCAGAATGCCTCCGAAAGTTTCGGCGAGAACGACAAGCGCACCCAAAACTGGCAGATACAGCTTAACAAGGCCCAGGCCGAGCTAAACGGCATGGAGCGTGAGCTCACCGACAATAACAAGGCCCTCAACGCCGAATCCAAAGCCCTGGACGAAACCGGCAGCAATATGAACGATATGGGCAAGGAGACCAAGAATCTCGGCGGCGAGATGGAGGAAACCGGCAAGAAAACCTCCGTCTTCGGCGATGTTCTCAAGGCCAGCCTTGCCGCCGACGCGATCAAAGCTGGGCTGTCAGCTCTGGTCGATATGGTCAAGGCCGTGGGTACGGCTGTGAAAGATTACGTTTCGGACAGTTCCGAAATGGCCGCCAAATCCGCTGAGAATCAGATGAAGCTGACGCAGGTCATGCGCAACACCATGCAAGCGTCGGATGAGGAAATACAGAGTATTATTGAGCTGACGAAGGCCCAGGAGCGGCTCGGCGTTGTTTCGTCCACCGCTCAGATTGCAGGGGCGCAAGAACTGGGTACATATTTAGAGAAAAAATCCACGCTTGAGGGTTTAGTCCCGGTTATGAACGACATGGTGGCCCAGCAATTCGGCGTGAATGCTTCGCAGGAAAACGCCGTAACCATCGCCACGATGCTGGGCAAAGTCATGAACGGACAGGTCGGGGCATTGTCAAGGTACGGGTATTCTTTTGATGAGGCCCAGGCGAAGATACTCAAATTCGGCACCGAATCGGAAAAGGCGGCTGTGCTGACGGAAGTTGTCTCGCAATCCGTCGGCGGGATGAACGAAGCCCTGGCCCAGACGGACGCCGGAAAAATGATTAGCCTGAACAATGTGCTGGATAACACGAAAATCAGCGTCGGCACGATGGCTAATGATTTCAAGGCCCAGATCATGGGGCAGATGCTGCCGTCTATATCGTTGCTGGCGGATGCATTCCTGGGAGTCCTTCAAGGCGAAGGCTCTGTGGAGGATATGTCAGCGGCGTTTTCGGGAGTGTTTACCGACATCGCCGACATAATCGACCAGCAGTTGCCGATGCTTCTGGAACTTGCCAGCCAATTGCTTACCGCCGTCGTGACCGGGCTGACGGACAATATCGATGTAATTATTACCGGTGCATTGTCCGTCGTAGACGCGCTGATCGCCGCGATCATCGATTTACTGCCGATGATCTTGGATGCGGGTACCAAGCTGTTGTTCGGATTGATAGACGGAATTATGGCCGCGCTGCCCTCACTGGCCGAGGCCGCTGTGAAGATGATCGCTATGCTGGCGACAAGTATAGCAGACGCCCTTCCCATGTTGATCCCAACGATTGTCAGCGTGATGAAGCAGATCGTTACTGTTTTAATCGACAACCTGCCCATGCTTCTGGACGCGGCCCTGCAGTTGATCGTCGGGCTGGCGGAGGGAATTTTGGATGCCATCCCGGAACTGGTAAAGGCTCTCCCCGCCATTATTCAGGCGATTGTTGAATTTGTGCTGGGCGCGATCCCGCAGATCATAGAAGCGGGAATCCATCTTTTGGTCTCGCTGGTCGAGGCTCTGCCGGAGATCATCACGGCGGTAGTGGAGGCGATCCCGCAAATCATCAACGGCTTGGTGACCGCGTTAATTAACTCCATCCCGATCATCATCGACGCCGGGGTGAAACTGTTGATCGCACTTATCCAAAACTTACCACTGATCATTACATCCATTGTAAAGGCCATCCCGGAGATCGTCAAGGGGCTGGTGAGCGCGCTCAGTAATTCGATCCCGCAGTTAGTACAGGCCGGAGTGCAGTTGTTAGTATCACTGATCCAGAATCTGCCGACGATCATTTGGGAAATCATCAAGGCGGTGCCGCAGATCATAACCGGGATTGTGAATGCTTTCCGTGACTTGGCATGGCAGATCGTACAAATCGGCGGCGATCTGATCAAGGGGATCTGGCAGGGTATCTCCGATGCCGGAGCGTGGCTCCGGGATAAAATATCCGGATTCTTCGGCGGCGTGGTCAGTTCCATTAAGAGCTTCTTCGGGATCGGCTCCCCGTCGCGGTTGTTCGCCGAATTGGGAGGATTCATGGCCGAGGGGCTGGGCCTGGGCTTCGGGGAAGAAATGAATCGGGTCGGGCGGGATATGCAAAACGCGATCCCTGATGATTTCGATATTGGGGCCAATATCCACGGCGGGTACGCGATGGGCGCTTTGGCTGGGAACCAAATGGAAGCCGGAGTCGTGAACCACTTCCACATCGCGGAGTTAATCGTCCGGGAGGAAGCGGACATCCGTAAAATAGCCGGGCAGCTATTCCGGCTTCAGCAGCAGTCCCAGCGCGGAAGGGGTGTGGTGTTCACATGAGCGGCCTTGGATACGGATTTAAGTTCAATAACCGCCACAGTTCCGAATTCCGGGTGGTGGCAAAGTCCGACGACCGGACGCTCCTGCCGGAAAAACGGCGTAATGAGTTTATTATCCCCAACCGCGACGGCGCGTTGGATTTCGGAAATAACACATTTGAAAAACGGATCATCACGATCCGGTTGTCATTGCTGGCCAAAACGCTGGAAGAACTGCGTTCATCAGCGCGGGCAGCGGCGAAGTGGCTGGCCGGGGAAGGCTACCTGATTTTCGACGATGAGCCGAATAAAGCGTACCGGGCAAAAGTTTACCAGCCGCTGTCCATCACGCAGTTGGTAAACGTCGGGGAAACCTCGGTGCCTTTCGAGTGCGGCCCGTTCGCCGAAAGCCCGCTGTACACGCAGATCACGGAGACTTTTACCAACAGCCCTCACGAAACGCCGGTCAGACCAGCGGGCACCCAGGATATGCCTTGCATCATCATTATCAAAAATATCGGCACTACAAATATAAACAATATCCAGATCACTCGTAAAGCGTCGGGGATGCTCCGAGCCCTTGCCGACGGTGACGATGTCTACCAAATGGACTAAACGAAGGGATATTGTCCTTTTCAAAACTAACTCTGAGTTAGTTTTGACGAGTAAACTAAAATGAAAGGGCGTGACAACGATGTCCAACGCGTCCAATTGGCTGGAAGAGGCGGTTTTGAACCACTTCTTCCGCAATACCCCAACCGCAAGCCCGGCGCAGATTTTCCTCGCGCTGTACCGGACAAATCCCACCGATTCCGACTCAGGGCTTGAGGTGTCCGGTGGGGCCTATGCCCGGCAACAGATCACGTTCGCCGCGCCGGTGGCCGGGGCCGGAACAATGACCGTCAGCAACAACAATTCCATAACCTTCCCGAAAGCCACAGCCGATTGGACTGCGTCCAATGAAACCGTGGGCTACTGGGGCATCCGCACGGCGGCATTGGGCGGGAACCTGCTGGCCTACGGAGAATTCCGCAGCGATACCGCGCCCAACGGCGGTAAATACGCCGTCTTGACCGGCGACCGTTACAATGTAGAACCGGGCGTGATCAGCGTCATTCTCAGCGGCAGGGCCGGGCAATGGCTGCAAAACGCCATATTCAGCCATTTCTTCCGCAACGCGCCCGTGACCGGCCCGTCGCAGATATTTCTGGCGTTATTCCGGACAGATCCAACCATGCAGGACATCGGGGTGGAAATCGCGTATCCCGAGTATATCCGGCAATTGGTGACGTTCACGGCCCCGGTAGATTCGGCGGGGGCCTCCGTCATCCGTAACACTGTGTTGATCCGGTTCCCAATCCCATCCACAAACATCGGAACTGTGCCGTTCTTCGGCCTCCGTGACGCGCAGACGGGCGGGAACCTGCTGGTCTTTTCGCCCTGGTCGATAGCGAGGGAGATCAGCGCGGGGATGGAGTTTTCCGTTGATCCGGGTCTTTTGGAAGTGGGCATCGACTAATGTTCAACAGGGAATCCTTTAATCGCGGCAAGTTCAATGTCTCATCCGGAAACCAACAGGTCAGCGGAAGGGTTATTCTATCGCTCAAAACGCCGAATGCCGTGGGCAATATGATCATGACCGCGCCGCGATCTGCGGCGAATATTATTGTACGGTCAGAAGGACGGCAAACATCTGAAATATATGCGGTGACGTCAGCTTCTGTTCTGGAATTGGATGCCAACGGCGAAAGCGCCCGTCTGCTCTACGCGCCGGATGCGTCCGCTGATATTGTACTGAATGCGGAGACTCAACCGTCCGTTGGAATCTTCGCGCCGGTGTCGGAAGCCGAAATAACAATCGAATCTTCTGGGGAGTCCACGCGCTGGATATACGCTGTACCCGCGAACGCGCCCGTTGCTATAAAGATCACCGGCCAGGGAGCGCGGGCCATGTTTGCCGAATCACCGCCGGTACAGATCGTCATTCGTTCAAATGGGGAGCCAGCGCGTAAGTTTTTCGCCAAATCCCCTGCGTCAAATATTTCTGTAGACGCACGCGGCTCTGCCGAAATCTACGGGTATTCCGTCATCTCCCTGCCCGGTCTGGTTCTGCCGCCCGGCGGCGAAATCATCATCGACACCGGTGAAATGACTGTAACCATGAATGGCGTCGATGTGACGCGGTTCTTCAGCCCGGACAGTGAATTCTTCCGGCTGAAACCCGGCGATAACCTTGTTGTCTATAAGGACGGCGTGGCCAGCCGCAATATTTACTACATCATCATGTGGAAAGATTTGTTCTTATAACGGGGGATTGCTGTGCCGCAGGAAAATATCATCCAAGTCTACGATCAAAACCGAAACCGTCTGGCGTTCCTTCAGAATGCTTTCAATATTGGGTACAGAAAGACGCTCAATTCCCTGTGGTACGCGAGTTTCAGCTTACCCGCCAGCGACCCCAAAAACAAGCACTGCCGCCCGTTCAATTTTGTGGAGTTGTACGATGGCTCAGAAAGAGTGGAGCTTTTCCGCATCATCGGCGCGGATATGACCCGCTCTACCCAAGCGGTTACAGTTTATCAGGCCGAGCATGTTTTGGCAACGCTGCTGGACGATGTTTTGTACAAATATCATCAGATCGGAAATATCGGCGTACTTACGACCGCTGTAATCCGGTACATACTCGACCGGCAGACCGTGAAAAACTGGCAGCTTGGGCGATGTGACTTTACCCGGCAGTTTGAATATAAGTTTGAAAACGAGAATCTTTTATCTTCGCTTTTTGCCGTCCCTAAGCCGTTTATCGAGGGATATATTTGGGATTGGGATACGAAAGGATATCCGTGGGTATTGAATCTCCGATTAATGGATACCAGCGGAGAGGCCAAAAGTGAAATCCGTTATGGGAAAAACATGACGGAAATCACAAAAACCACCGACTCCACAAACATCATCACGCGGCTTTATGCCCTCGGCTACGGTGAGGGCGACAACCAGTTGGACATTACTTCCGTCAATAGCGGGCGGCCCTATCTCGACGCGCCGACAATTCCGACCTGGGGCGTCAAGGCTTCGATCCTTGTCGACCGTCGCTTTGAAGACCCGCAGAGCCTGATGGCCTACGCTCAGCAGATACTCAATTCCGCGCAGAATCCGTATGTTTCTTATTCGGCACAAGCTGTTGATTTATATAAACTCACCGGGCAGAGGTATGACAAGTTTGTGGTCGGGGACATGGTGAAAATTGTTGACCGGGAAGACGGCATTCATGATGTTTTTCCCATCGTGGAGATAGAGAAGAACGATCTGACCGGCAACCCCGGCGCGATCAGCGTGACCATCGCCAACAAAACGAAGGATTTGTCCGGCTCCATCACAAATTTGCAGAACCGGGCCATGATAGATTCTCTTTACGCCCAAGGCGCGACAAATCAAGTGCTGGTCAACTTCGCCGACAACGCCGACAAGGACAATCCGGCTCTTTTGAAACTGTATGTACCGGAGAGTATGGTACGCGTGAATTCCTGTGTCCTGAACTTCGAGTTCGAGCCGTTCCGGGCCTATGAACGCGGCGTGGCTTCCACCCAGCAGACCGTATCCTCCACCAGTTCGTCTAACCAAATGGCGTATTCGTCCAGCTACGAATCCACACCGACCCAGTCCACCAGCGTCGACAGTAGCAAGGTGCAGTCCACAACCACTGAATCGGCCAGCTACCCGTCGACCAGTTCAGGCGGCAGTTCTACCCAGGTTTCCGACGCGGTGACGCTGACGGCGCAGAATGTGGTGGATCAATCCCAGGGCGGCTACGGGGCCGCCAATCATAACCACGGCATAAGCCCCGGCGTACAGTTGATGATCAATAACGGAGGCTGGAAAGCGGATTCCAACGGTAATGTGAGCGGCGGGCAGACAATGGGATTTGTGGCTTCTGGGGCGCATATACATCAGGGGCACACCCATACGGTCAGTATTCCAGCGCATCAGCACACCGTAACGATCCCGGCGCATAACCATTCCATTACGATACCCAGCCATTACCATACGGTAAATATACCGGGGCATTCGCATTCGGTGACTATTCCGGGCCACGCGCATTCGGTGACAATCCCGGCTCATACCCATGAAATGCAGTACGGGATATATAAGAGCAATTCCGCGCAGACGGGTAGGCTGTATGTTAATGGTCGTTATATCCGAGACGTATTACCGAATACAAACATTGACCTCGCGGGCCTTCTGGCCGACGCCAGAACGGGTAAAATAGCCCGGAATCAGTTCCACCGGATAGAAATATATCCCATCGCCGCCGGAACAAATACGCAGGGGTTAACGCGCATTGTGGCGCATATATTTATGCAGATATTTACCAACAGCCGAGGGAGTGGTGACTTTTGATCAATTTAGAAGATATGTACCCAGCGGCAATAAACTCCATATCCACGACGATCACGGGTGCAATCGGCGCGGCGGATACGGTGATTTTCGTGTTGGACGATTCCCGCATCCCGGAGCCGCCGAACCTGCTGGTTCTTGGTGAAAACTCTACCCAAGCCGAAACCGTGAGGCTGACGGCCAAAGACGGCAACAAACTGACCGTCATTCGCGGGTTCCAGAACACGGCTCGAGCGTGGAACGAGGGCACGACCATCGCCCGGAATTTCACCGCCTATGACCACGATGCTTTCGCCGGGAATATCCGGACGCTGGCGGCGGAGCAGGAGTCTCACAAAACCGCCGAAATGCCCCATTTCTTTGTTGGAGAGGACGAAACGCTGTACAACTGGGGCCTACGAGTGGACAGCGAGGGAAGCCTGATTTTTGTATATGACGAGGTGATCACAAATGCCTGAGATCAAGATCGCTAACCAAGACACACTGCTAAACGTCAAATCCACAGCCGAAATCACGAAAACCGGAGTGGAGACTTTACTCAACCGCCCGGTTGGATCGGGATTTCACTTTTATCAGGAAATCCACGACATACCCCGAGGCACATTCGGATGGCAGGATATGGGAAAAGCACCATCAAACTTCGGTAATGCTTCGGCGGCAAGCTGGGCTCCGCCTTTTTCCGCTGAGTTCGACATTTTCCTGTTCGGTGCGCCGTCAGCACGCGCTTATAAATATGAGCCTAAGAATCATGCCTGGACGCGGCTGCCGGACGCGCCAGTGACGCTGACGAATTCCATCGCTGTGACTGCCGGGGGCAATTTCAGCATCCCTGATGATATCTACGTTTTAACTGGGGGCGCGAATTACGCCAACAAT